TCTGGAACCCATCGACAATACTTATCAACCGCTACAAAATCTTCAAACACCTTGCTCATTCTTTTCTCCTTCCGATAAGTCTAAAATGTTTCTAACAGTCAGGTTATTAGGACTCCAAAGCGTAATTTGCTTTGTTTCTTTGTTATAATCCCCATTGCGTAGAATCCTAACACATCTGGCTTGAGACAATGCAAATTCTTCTCTGGTCATCTCTTCTGGTATCTTGTCTTCTGGTCTTTTGTCCCAGTTTTCAGAAGCATAGAGTTCCATAATAGCTGTGTCCCAAGTTTCTCTGGGATGGCTATCTAAAATCTTCTTTGCTTTAGCAGGACCAAACTTCCAAAGACCCCAGATATTATCTGTAGTGTCACCAGTTATCCATTGTTGATAGAAAAATCTATCAGCATCTTCCTGTGATACTAAAGTTGGGTCTGTTTCCTTATCTGGATTCCAATGCCAACCTGGAATCTGACGAAGATCTTTGTCTACAGTAACCCCAATACAACGACCATCAGATACTAACATACCAATGAGATCATCGGCTTCAAGTTTATTGACGCACCTAACAGTTATATTAGAATTGTAGATGCACTCAATAGCATACTTCATTGAGTCAGGTGGTTTAAAGTCTTCTCTGTGCTTTTTGTAGTTTGGCCAGAAAGATCTTCGATAGTTACTTTCTCTTGGGCATGACATAGCAATATAGACTTGCTCCATATTCGGGGGAGTCCAATTGGCAATGTCTTTAGAAATCCTTTCTGGAAGGTAATCAATACCCTCTTGGTCCGCCCAGAAAGCGGCACGATAAGCGATGATATCTCCATCTAAAATAGCCTCAGTTGGTTTGTTCATTTTCTTCTTCTACATCAAGAGAAGCTATATCAAGCCACTCTTCAATGCTTTCATTAATTTCTTCAATAAATTCTTCTAGAGTACCGCCATTGAAAATAATTACATCAAAGATTTCTTCATAGTTACTGTTAGGTTTGAAGAAACTTTCTTCAACGGCATTAGCCATTTCTTCGCTTTCATGGTTTCTCCATTCAGCATCATGCTCTAAAAGCTTTCGCATACCGGAATCAATAAAGATTTGAATTGCAGCTAGTTCACGACCAAATGCAATTTCATTCATGTACCTAACATCATCCTGAATGATAACATATTCCCAGTGCTTTTTATTTTCTTTCTTGTTATCTACTTCTTTTAACATTAGGTTTTGAATAGATTCAAAGCTTCTTACTACCCAGTAGTCTGGGTCTTCCTTTCGCTTTTCAGCTCCAATTTGCTGGCAAAACTTTCTATATTCTTCTGGATTGTTTTCTTTTGATAATCCATTAAGAGATGCTGCTGTTTTAATAGCGTTAGCAAACGGGATGATTACAGGTATATAGCCTAGATCAAAAGCTAGTTTTTGAATTTCGTTAGCTAGGGTTGTTTTCCCTACTCTGCCCTTGCCACTGATTTGAATAATCTTCATTGTGTATTTCCTTCCAGTTACGAATTATATAACCAAGCCCAATATTTCCACGCTGATACTCAATAACAATTGGATGCTCTGGGTTGTTAGCTATAAACTCGTTTACTTGTCTCATAAAATAAACTGCATCTGTCATTAGTGTGTCTCCGACCAGTTAGAACCAATCTTGTATTCAGCTTCAATAACACAGCTGCACTTCATTAGATCGCCAGCGGTGGTTGCTGATTCACAAAGAATGTTACCAATCTTGTGTGCATAGTCTGGATGGCATTCAATCTGTAGTTCGTCATGTACAGAAGCAACCCAACCAAACTTATCAGAACCAACCTCTAGCTTTAGTCTATGGTCTGCTACGCAGGCCCATGCCTTGGCAATGTGTGCTCCACTAGATTGTAGTAGTGTATTGAGAGCTGCGTGTTCCTTGCGTACTGGAATAGGCCGCCAGTTAAATGGCTTTACAGACCCAGCATTCAAAGTATCAAAGCGACAATTATCAATAACCTTCTTAAGTCCAGGGATGTTTGATAGAAGTTTGTTCTTGATTTGCTTGGCCTTGTATGCCGTGCAACCAATAGTTTTACCAAACTTCTCATCGCCACCACCATATAAGAAACAATAGATTGCAGTCTTAGCTGTGTTTCTTGAGTCTAGTTCCATAGCAGTTTGATTGTGAGTATGAATGTCACCCTCAACTACTACCTTCGAATAAGTACCACCATCGTACTGGTGTAAATAGTGTGCAAGCATTCGTAGTTCTAGACCCTTGAGGTCACAGCCTACAAGAACCCATCCATCCCGAGGACGGAACAAAGCCCGTGCTCTTGAGTCTGAGTGAACCTGTTGCATGTTAGGTTCTTTGGCAGACATACGGCCAGTTACAGTACCAAGGGTATTTACATAGCCGTGAATCTTCTTATCTCTAGATTGCTTGGCCCGAGAAACCCAATCAGACACCTGACCCATTAGTTTAATTAGGTCAAAGTACTTACATAGTGTCTTAGCTTCAGGATATTCTAGCTGGGATAGGACATCGTGATCAACCTTTGGATTACCCTTATCGGTTTCATTAGGTTCCCATCCATACTTTTCCTTTAGTCTTTCTGCAATCTGTTGTCGAGAACCAGGATTGAATACTTCAATCTTATCCTTTAGTCTCTTACCAGTCTTCTCTGAATAGCGTTCAATTACCTTGTCAGGGAAGATGCGTCGCATTTCATCTTCAATCTGAGACTTCTCAATCAACAACTCCATCTCAAGGTTTTCAGCTTTGTCAATATCAAATGCAAAACCATTCTCAACCTGACGTTTAATCATGTCAGCTACTACATGCTCCATGCGGATTGCTCTGGAGTATGTCTTAAAGTATGGTTGTGTTGTTAGGAATGTAAACAACTTAGCGGTTACCACTGAGTCTTGAACACAGTAAGTACCCATCTCTTGTGTATAACAATCCCAACCAGATTGATAATTGATCTTAGGTTCACCCAAGAACTCACCCCAAGAAGCAAGGGAGTTGCTTTGGTCTGGTGTTGGTGGGTTGTCTGGCCACATCATTCTTGCTAGAATAAGTGTATCAAGAACCTGTGTAAATGGTTCCTTATCAAGAGAACCAAATAACCTTTCAATCAGAGGAATGTCAAAGCCATAGATGTTATGACCAACAATAAGATCAGCATCACGCAGCATTTGGATACCTTCTTCCAGGTTATCCTGCTCAAACAGATACTTTTCTTTTGTGTCTACATCTACAATTGACAAGCACCAAACCTTGGTTGCTTCCTTTAGATAGGTCTTCTTCTTACCAGCTACTACTTCATTAAGACCATCTGCTTCAATATCAAATGCTAATGTTGTCATGGCGATAAATTATTTCTCCTTCCGGTGTTACAACGAACGGCACATCAATAAGCTTGGCTGTTTGGTCGTTGTAATACAAAGCAGTAGAGACACCTCTACGACCACCCTTACGGTTCTTTAGTACACGGATGTTGGTAGTATTGCAGATAAGTGGATCTGGATGCTGGGCATTGCGCTCTAGTGCAAACACATTGTCAGAGATCTGAGCAAGTGAGCCAGAGCCACGAAGGTCATTGAGATTAATGCGATCACCTTCATCTACATTCTTATCCGTCTTCTTGATATGAGCAATGACATGGATAGTAACTCCAGTACGCTCTACCAATTCACGGAGCTTCTTCATTACGGAGTCTAGAACTAGTCGTTCATCGTTACCGTAATCGGTTCCCGCACTAAGTAGCATATTACCCAGAAGGGTAATGTGATCAAGAAAGATAATGCGACAGTCAAGACCAACAGCCATATACTCAAGACGATTGATAATGTTACTAATGTTCGCATTACCAATATGATCATAAAGGAAGAGAGCCTTGCTGCCAATCTCTGATTTTGCAGTTGTGTATTCGTCATCTGTTAGATTATCCTCTACCATATCTACGGTAGGTTTGTTGTTCTTCTTTCTAAGTTCATTAAGCTGACGCTGAGACATGATCTTGCGAACAGGCTTGCCAAGCTTAAGTGAGATAAGGTCATCTACGGTTTGCTCTGGTGATTCTTCTAGGAATACAGCACCAACATTACGACCATGATTAAGATGATCCATGACTAGCTCACGGATAATGGTTGACTTACCATGACCAGTGGCTGATGTCCACAAATTAAGCCGACCAGAATCCTGACCAATCATAAAGGTAGTTAGAGAATCCCAAGGATACTCATAGACATCTGAGGATGGCTTGCTTGTATCCGAAA